ATTTTGCAGGTATTTCGGCTATATTTCTATTCATTATATTTCTGAGTGGAGTTATACCTTCTAGTCCTCTTAAATTCTACCCAGGTGATGTCGTAAAATCAAACAGTGGAGGTATGAATAATTATGGCGGTGGTATGAACAGAGGAGGATTTTAATCAGACTGAGGTTTAGAAATCGCGAATTTTTTTATGATATAATAAGCGATTGCCGCTATAATACCAGTAATTATGATACCTACTGTAGTTCGTGCACCTCCTTCATCAAATGCGCTTGGAACTACATTTGCTATTTTTTCTTGTGCAGTGGAAGAAAAAGCTAAAATAGCCGCTGCTCCTGCTACGAGTGCATCCATCTGTTCTTCAGTGAGATTAAATGGATATTGTGCTGTTTTTTGTTTTTTGTTTTTAGGTTGAGGAGGTTGTACATACGACGATGTAGCCGTACTTGGTGGAGGTTTGAAATTCATTCGAGGGTCTTTTGATACCGGCGCGTTGTCAAAAACTTCAGGGTCAGACATGAGTTCAGAAAGAGGTGTGGAGTCCATTTCTATGTTATTTATATTTTTTTCTACTCTAATTTTTTCAGGTTCGACCATGATGGCATTCGGTATCATTGTCATCATACTCGAGTCGCTATTGTCAGATAGATCCATTGTTTCCATTTTTTTCTACTATGGGCTGAGAATTATCCTATTGTATTCCACCGCGTAGTCTTAGTACAAGGTGTATAGTAGACTCCTTTTGTATATTATAATCACCTAATGTTCGCTCATCTTCCAATTGTTTTCCTGCGAAAATGAGGCGCTGTTGATCAGGTGGAATACCTTCCTTGTCCTGGATTTTAGCTTTTATGTTTGATACACTGTCACTTGACTCAACTTCCAGGGTGATTGTTTTTCCAGTCAAGGTTTTTACAAATATTTGCATCTTTGTATATATTATATTTATTTCTTTATAATATATAAAAATGAAAATCAAATTGAACAGTAGCAAAATTTTACTCCTTATCATCGCCGTCCTTGTAATTTATTTGTTGTTTTTTAGCAATACCAGCGGATACGGTAATCGTGATGCTAAAGATCAAGGGTACTCCGACGTTGTAACCGGATCTCCAATCAAAACGAGAGAAAGTTTCAGGAAACTAAAAAGAGGAAAATACTACAGTCAGTACGAAGCAGGAGTAAAGGCGGGTCGAAGAGATTTGATGATAGTTTCAGGTTTACAAGGCTCATCATCAGGAGATAGAAAATCGATCAAACGTCGTGAAGATGCGAATAAACGCATAAACGCTGCCAAAGCCAAAGCCGCTAGGGAACAGGCTAAAAAAATGAAAAAGGCATCTGCCACCAGCACTGTAGCAAAATCGACATTTTCAGCTTTGAAATCCACTTTTGCACCGCCTAGAGGTAGAAGCGATACGAGATTTTAAATTAATTCTTCTTTGTAACTTTTATTGACGATGAGGGTACTTTATTTGCTGGATCATGTTCTGAATTGTAATTTTTCTTGTGATAATTCCATATCTGTGGACTACCAATTCTAAAATTGTCCCGTGGTTTCGCTTTGTACCAAAATACACAATCCTGTATTTTGTTACTTTTCGACGTATTATCAAGTACCAGACACTCGTAGTTTTCGGTGCATGATGTCATCACCTGATTGAACATTTCAAACGTGGGAAATATCCCAAAGAAGGACTTGTATAGTTTTTCCCTGTTCTGTATAACGTTTTCACGTAATATAAACACGTAATCGACATTGGCCCGGAGATCCGGTGACAAGTCCATGCAGTACTGCATCGTCAGCATGAAAAACAGTTTCCAGTGTCTCCCGTTCATAAAACATTGACGAATACACACATCTTTCATAAACTTACGATCGTACATACAATCATCTAAAAGGATGAAAGCACTCGAATTTGTTTTGCTGGTACTGCTCACAATCTTCTTCTGTCTATCAAGAACTCGCTCAATGGCTTCACGATCGTAATCTCCGTAAATGAACAAGTCCGGCACAAACTTCTTGTAATGATGATTTCCTTCTTCGGTTGCTGACATGACGATCCCTACTGGTATATGACGTTTGGCGTACAGTATATCGGTAACTAAAGTTGATTTACCAGTGCCACGCTTGCCTATAAACACACACACCTTATCATCGGGCATATTTTCTGGCTTAAACTTTTTGAGCTGTATATTCATACTATACTGTTATCGGAAATTAATGGAACAAGAATACATCCAATCGGCTATAAACATTCTCACTCCAGTGATGGAGTCAGGTATGATATTCGCTGGACAGTATGCCCAAAGTACAGGACGAGACTATATAACGTCCCTTGATATGAAATACGGTATGAGATACGCCGCTCGTAACGTAACGGGAAAAGTCACTGGGTCAATTTTGTCTTCGTCGGACGAAGAGGAAGACGAAGAAGACGAGTGGGAAGAGGTGGACGAAGAGCTTGAACAGTTCAAGCGGTACGAAGGTGACGACGAGCTTATGAACAGTATCAATTTGGCCTATGATACCTGGGACGAATGGATACCGGAGTCGCCAATTGAAAAGATATTAAAAAATGCAATAGATCATAATAATCATGAAGTATAAAAACCTCCCAGCGGAACCAGTTGGTTGGGAGCCCGAAACAAGCTGTAACGTTATTGAGTCTGATTACGAGGAAGACGAAGACGAAGATACAGATGCCGAAGGGGAACAGCTGGACACTGAGATTGAAGCTAGTGATCAGGACAGTGAACGTTCTTTTCGTTGTGGGGTCATAAAGAAAAAGTTGGAGAAAAAATCCAGGAAAAGGGATGTGGTGGGTATAATACTCCAAGAAGACTTATTTTTTTTTCCTGAGGTATATTAAAACAAATGGACACTGTAGCTGTTATTAAATCGCTCGAAACTCAAACGACTAGCTTTTCCACTCTCGGATTTACCTTTGCGGCCGCCTTTGCCTGGATGAACTTTATCCAGTGGGCCGTATCGACCGTTCTTAAGGATAAACTCGGTTCACCAGGCGGATACTCTTTAGGTATCACCGCCCTTGTCACTTCGATCCTAGCTGTTGTAGTCACTGCCATCATGCAATTTATCCAGCGTAACACTATTGATCGTATTCTCAAGAATAGCGGACAAGATAAATACCAATCAATGTAAGTATACCAATTACGATATAAATAAAAAGCCTGGTTTGAAAGAATTTTCGTTTAGGAGGATCTAGAAAAGGCAAGTCGATAGGTGGAGGTAGCTCAGGATACAAACTCTCTTTATCCCGAATTTTAAATTTATCAGTGACACAGGTGATTTTAAATTTCATGAAATGGTTTTGTCCCCGAAAATCGTATGGTACCAACTTGTTACAGTTGTTGTAGTACCACCGAAACCGTAACTTCGTAGCTACTTTGACCGGTCCTCGGTGGAAATAAAACTCCACCGCATCGTTCGCTCCCTTGAGTTCGATAAATGATTTAGTATCTGAAAAGGCTATGATACGGCCCATGTAGAAAGGTTCAAGGACCGGTGGATGATCGAGATTGTATGTATTCGATCCAAAACTAAACGTAGCTCCGTCTACATAAAGGGTTTTTTCGAGATCGTCGTCATTACAGGCCACGCGTATGATGAGATTGGAAGGTCCAGTGAGATCGATCGCTCCCGATGTTATATTTGACGTAAACGGCGTATCAATCGCCTGAAATCCCAGTACATTAGCCGGTGTACCGTACACACTTTTACTCGTGTACCCGTTAGATCCACTATAAAACTTCATGGAAAAATTTCTTGACGTAGTATTCGAAAACGTAAGTGCATTGGTGGCACTTGTATAATATACAGCGTCTATATTCGATTTTGGCGGAGCCAACGCTGCATCTAACATCGTGGCAAGGGAAGTACCATCGTAATTACCTTCGGTCAAAACAATTGTCTTATTATCAACATCAAACTGTTTGTTACCAGCGTTAATCATGTACTGAAACGTAGGAATACGTGCCGATATGAGTTTGAGGTTTGTAATGTTATATATAGGAGTATTTAGGGCGACGGTATAGTCGTTGGGGTTAGGAAACTCTACACAGTCTCGTTCACTACTGTCAACTTCGAGTATGTGTTCCATTATTGATACTAGTCAATTTAATTTGTTAATGGATTGGTCGCGAGCACCCGGCGAGCGACACTGAGAGCCTGTGACGTAGCCAGAGGGTTTTCTAGTCCTTTGAAGGTGTTGATACCATCTTGGTACAAAGGCTTCACGTACTGTTGGTAACTCCCGCCGTTGACGGGGTTGACACGACCTTTCGTATCAGTATTATCAATTCGGACCGCTGTCAAATTACCAGGATTATTGGTTTTGACATTCATACGTCCCGCGTTACCTGCTCGATCGGGATTACCTCTGTTGACCGCTAGACGAAGCTCGTTTGGAACGTCAGTGTACGCCCCGTGAAAATTGGAAATACCGGGTGCAGGTCCATGGGTACGCCCATTGTAATTGTAAATGTCACCCTTGTTCCGGGTGGGATCCTGGGACAACTGCAAGGCACTGACTGTACTTTTCGCCGGTGCGTACTGCAATCCATCTAGGCGTGTCGTATTCTCCGAGCGAGCCGTTGGTCGTTGGGTCTTCTCGTAACTTCCTCGTTTTTCTGGGGCTGTGACCTCGTGTGCACGACCTTGGACGGGAGGACGACGAGCAGGCAAGAAAGCAGTTTTAGGAGCAATCTTGTGTTGGAGAAGAGCTGTTTCCTGCTGTCTCCCGCCCGTGACGTCGCCGGCGGGACCGGATCGACCTGGTAATGTGGTGAGCTTGTAAGCCCCGACATTCGGTGGTTTTACCCGGAAAAGTTGTTGGTACCCACCATATGCTGGAACTTCCGGTCCTACATTCAGACCTGGACCTACATGGACCTTTTCAACTGGACCAACGTTTTGCATATTACCTGACCGATACGGGTTTGAAGTTTCGGCGAGGTACGAAGGAAGACCACCTGGATACCTGTTAGGGGTTATATCGGCAAATGTATTACCTTCGGAGTACAAATCACCTTTTGTTGCTTTTTTTTCACCTGTATACGTGTCAGTTATTCGACAGTAGGATTGTTCACTGTTATCTTCTTTGATTGGATGGAGGACTGCAGTAGCTGGTTCGTACTTTTCTTTTGATTTGTTCATTTGGTTGCCCATATAGGCAATACCCAAGATACCGGCGATTGCCAACAATTCAGCCATATTTACATTTTATAAATATTTTAATTACCTAAGTACCGCTGTGCGTACATTGCGTTTTGATTATTGGCCCGAGTGCTACCTGGTACGATGACATGGCTTTCTATAGCTTCGCCACAAGGCATCTTGTTCAAAGGAAACACCTGCTGCTCGTACGTATCGACATAAATCTTTTTGAAATGTGAAGTTGACTGAGGTCGGAGTGTATCATCGAGATCAATAAGGCTATTCGGAGCACCTTTACCTGCTCTATAGGGTGCCGTTCCGTACAGTGCGGTGTTGGGGCGACCAAAGTAGTGTAGACTGCTCGGTTGAGGAGGGACGACAAACGTATCTGTTGCTGGATTTGTAGGCAAAGAGGATTGTTCAATGTTTAAAAGTCCAGGCTGTAATTGGTAAGACATCTATTATTATAACTATTTAATATATTAAATTATTAAGGATTGCGTATAGTCCCTGAAAGATCAAGACCAGCAAACGACTCCGGTTGAGCCCCTCTGGCATTGGGGTCGCACATCGATGGATCGTTGCGACACAGTGGTCGGTTCTTCTTGCCGTAACACCATTCGGCAAAAGCAGTCTGGTCACCTGGGATCGTACTTACTGGTGCGGTAATAAACTGCCGAGCCGCTGCTCGTTGTTGATACTCGGGCAAAGCACTGCGTGATCGAGTATTACTTATCGGGTACGTTTTTTCCACATATTTACGTACATCGTCTTGGACGTCTTCGTATAAACAGGCTCCTAGACGATTAGGCTGATCTGTATAATCACTCAAAAGAACATTAGCCATCGGATTATCTTTCGAGGGTCGTTGACACAACTGTTCTTCACCTGAAAAATATTCCTTGACGATTTTACCTCTGTACATTATAAAAAGTATACATAAAGCAAATATAACTATAATAGGAAACCGGTTGTCTTTTTTTAGGATATACAATAAAATACCACTGTATATGATGAACCGTGATGTCGCATTGACCCTCTCAGCTACACTTTGGGTTTTAGAAGGCCAAAACGACAATAACTTATCTGAACGTATAAGATGCCGAGGATCTTCAAACCAGATCCGTTCACTCATGTATTATATTACTATTGTGTTAGTTTTTTTTCACCCATCATGCCACCCAGTGAGGATATAAGTCCGGACATTCCGGACATGAGGGTCTTTTCGTCGAATGTACCGTCACCATTTTGCATGCTAAGTGCACACTTGTTTGCGACGTCTTCTATAGCGCTCAAGGCCTCCTGAGGAATTGAAGTGATGGTGGTCCCAAGGAGGTACAGGGTCTGTATGTATTGCCAGATAGCACTTTTGGTGTTTTCTGACAAGTCATCCGTCCAAAACTTGAGCAGGTCTATACCCATAACCTTTTCCATTTCGGTAAAAAATGCAGTGTCCTTCTGCATAATCTTATCAGCTGATTTAGCTGAACCTCTCATGTACATGTCTATACATTTACGGGGGTTGGTTTTACGAAGAAGTTCGAATGATGTCGAGTACTTTTTCACACTGGGTTCTTCTGGAAAAGTACGCGAGAGTTCGTTGAGGAATTGTTCCATCATGTCACACCAAGCTGTAATAGAAGACATTTACTATTATAAACTTGTATTCTTTAAGTTTAGAAAGGTTCACTTGATATGGTTTCACGCGTAGTGGACGCCATGTGAACTATAAAATAGACCATAATGGCGTTCAGAATAGTTGGTTTTATATATACACTGTTATCTTGTGGCGGTATTCCATTCATGGCGTCTTTTCCATACATGTATCCGTAGGTTATAACAGCGGCAGCTAAAGAGGCGTATATCGGGTTGCGAAGGTTCTCCATTGTATTACTCTATAATTGAGTTTTCTTTTTTTCATCTGGCGCGGCACCGAAGAGAACACCGTCATCATCAGGTTCTTCCTTCGGAGCCTTGACTTGAATGTCTTTCGTTTCTTCTGTTTCGGGTTCCTGAGGTTCTTCTTCCTGTTCTTCCTCAACTTTAAAAGGTTCCGGTTCGATAATTTCCGGTTCGATGGGTTCGAGTGTTCCGATATCGTCGATGTCCGACTGTGAAATATACGTTTTTAGAATTTCCTGGATGGGTACAAGTTCTTTGATGGTTTCATCGATACCTGTCTTAAATCGACTGCCGAGTGTCCGATCTCGTTCAAACTCATTGGACTCTTCGTGGTAAATATAGGGATCTTTGAACAGGTCATGAGCAGCTTTGATATAACACGCGTGTAAGAACTCTTCGGTCGTAGGCAACTTTATAGAAATCTTTTTGGTTTCAGTTTTTATACGAACTGAGGATAGTATCTTGACGTGACTTATGAACACGGCCACCAATAAATCATTGAACCAAGGGCACTTCTGCAGCAGTCTGGTGTTATGTTCAGCTATCATCGAATTGTTCCAGTGTTTAGTTTCTCGCAGTAAGTTTTGGAACTTTTGTAAAGTTTTACCACGGGGTGGTTTACCAGCTTCGTTGTACATTTCCTGGAACACTTCAATCATAAGTGGGCACATGATTGAATTGAGCTGTTCAGTGTATTCTTTCTTTGCTTCGACAAGTACGTTCAAATTTTCCATTTACATTTTTGTGATACTTTTTATGTTTTGGCTTTACGCAGTTTATTGGCCAACTTTTTGAGGTTCATAAGGTTGGGCAACGTCACATCTTCTTCCTGGGGAACTACTACCGCGGTTGGAGTACTTTTTGATTTCGGTTGTTTCCACGAAACGTATATTTCATTGGGTACGGATATGACAACGACACTGAACCCACCGTGTTCAAGTTGACGTTTGGTGTACTTACTCGCTTTTACGATATCAAAGGTGGGATACCCAAACAGGAACGTTGGTAATTTTAGGAACACCTGAGTTTCACCAAGAGAAGCGGCCGATCGTATTTTACGACAACAATCGTCGTAAATACGCGTATAAATTTCCTTTTTTATCTTGGACCGTTTTTCATCCAGTCGCTGAATTTCCTGTATAGTCAACGCCATTAGAATACGTCTTTAATTTTAGAATCATAATATTTCTCAATGTCCTCAAAGTTACCTGGTCTTTCTTCCGCTACACCTTGGTTTGAAGTGTCAAAAGATTGCGTAAGGGCCGTAATGACTTTACCGTCAAGTACTTCACTGTCTACCCCAAACGCATAAGGGTACCCTCCATCTTTCACCATCATCATGAAACGACACCTGTACAGCACGGAGTCGCGCGGACCTCTCAGTTTATCTATTTTATTGGTTTCAATAACATGTACACACCTGCCAGTTTTCTCACTGACATACGCTTGGGTTGCTGACACCGCAACGGCCACGTCGTCATTGGTTATACCTTTTTCGCCAATTGATTTATATTCACTCAGTGGCTTGTCTGACTTTTGATTAATGCCAGGTACATGTTTGTTGTATCCTGATGTATCAAAAAATCCTTCCTTCTTGTTGGACATGGTATAAACTATAAACAACGCAATCAGACCAATTATGATCAAATCTTCTTTCATTTTATTACTATGTGCGTTTAAAAAAATATAAGAAATTTATTGTGAAAGTTTAGATACTAATGGCCGCTTTACTTATTTATAGTCCCAAGTGCACACATTGTAATGATCTTCTTGAGTACCTGAGAAACACACCAAAGTTACAAACGTTAGTCCAGTTGCACAATGTACACCAAAAAGCTATAGCACCGGAGTACCGAAACAAAATATCCAGGGTGCCAACTTTGCTAACGAAAAACAGTAAAATTTTAGTCGGTGCTGAGATTAGACAATGGTTGGAGTCGTTGTTGCCTTCTGATATATCAAACTGTCCTATTGGATCATCATGCAATATTGCATACAGTATAGATGGTGATGACGGTGATGGCTCGTTCTTTAGTCTTGACAGTTATGGTCAGTCTTTACAACCCGCCATGACCAAAGATTTGGAAGCGAAGATTAGTCGTAACGTCGGTGAAGCGTTTAACAATTATAAAGACTAGCGATACAACTAACACTAATGAAGTTTAAAACGGTCCAATTC